TCAGAGCACCGGTGTCATCGTCGAACTCTTTGCCTTCGATCTTCGCCCGGACCTCAAGCGGAATCGCTGCCGCCGTGATGTTGATGGTGTCAGCTCCTTCGCTGTCAATCACCACGCCCGGAATATTGTTGTAAAAATGAGATTCCGAAGAACCGTCAACGGTTTTTGCGATCTCAGCGACCGCAGCGATAGCGAACACGTCGCCAGTTGTATAACCGTCTTCGTCGTTGTCGGTCAGGACTTCCGCAGCCACAAGGCCCCAGATTCCACGGTATTCGACAATCTCCGGAATTGCAGTCGGTAATGCCATTTTTTATACCTCCGTTATAATTGCTTCTTGTTCCGTTCAATAAACCACACTTCCAGCGTTTTTCCTTTGTGCGTCGGGTAGTCGCTCGCCGCGTCGCTACCCTTCCCGTCCGTAATGAATCCAGCTGCATCCAGCGCGTCCTTTGCCGCGAGGAGCTTCCGAATCGCCGTGTCCGGGTTCGTTGAATACACATTGACGTCAAAATGCCAGATCGTGCTTGCCGTGAAGTTGTCAAAGTGGCTTCCGTCCTCCGTGTCCGTCCAGAACGTGAAGAACGTCTCCGGGTAGGCTTGCCCCTGCTGATAGCTTCCCTGCCGGTCGACCGGGTAGCCGAACGTTTCAAGGATCTCGATCAGGTCGTTTTCGATTGTGTGGATATAATCGTTTGCCATTGTTACCCCCAGAGTTTTTTCAGGATTGCCCATGCGTGCTCCTGCATGCCCTTACTGATGCCGGCCATGTACGCCTTCTGTCTGTAGATCCGTCGCAGCTGCGGAACAGGCGCCATCATCGGCGTCCCGCTGATCAGGAAGCCACCCGCGCCGAGCTTGGAAAAATCAAACCCGACCGGGATCGTTGCGACCATGCCTTCCCAGTCGACCGTCGTCTGCGTCGCGATGCTCTCCCGCGTCTGTCCGCCTGAGTAGCGTCCGCCAGCCGGATAGTTCGGCTTCTGCGCTGCTTCCAGCGTGTCGCTCTGGATCTTCTTCGCCGCGTCAGACAGGACGGACTCGATCACGCGGTCCACCCGGCCGTTCACCTTCTCGATCTCATCGAGAATCCTGTCGAATGCCTTCGTATCGAGTTCGAACTGCGACATGATCACGCGCCTCCTTTGTAGGCCTGAACTCGAATCCGCAGGAACTGATGCCGGCGCTCGATGTCTTCCGGAACGCCTACAATCTCAAAGATCTCACCCGTGTCCGGGAGACCGATCGCGCAGTCACTCTTAATGTCTGGCCGATACCATGTCTCGATGATGGCCGTGTCCTCAATAGAGAAAATGCCGTTCACCGTGCGATCGCTTCCGCCGTAGGTCTTAAAACTTCCGAAAAATACCAGATCGTCTTCTGCTGCCGCCTTAATGGTCGGATAGGACTTCGTAGGCGTCCCGTGGATCCGTTCGTATGTTGGTATGAGGAGCACCATTGCCTGTGAAAACACAGCCGCCGGTTTAAAGGGCTTTGCCATTTGTCAACCTCGTTTGTTTCTTGTCTCAGCTGATGACCGGAGTCACCGCGGAGATCGTAACTTCGCCGCTGGACAGAACTGCCTTATACAGTCCAACGTTAGCTGCATCCACTTCAACGCTTTCGCTCGCCATCGTAGCCGCAGCGCCTGCAACTTTAATTCCTGCGTAGTCATACGCCGGGATAAAGTAAACCGTGCCGCCAGTCACGCCGGACTTGAAATCGATGCTCTTAACCGGACCGTTTGCAAGGAAATTGCCAGCTGCGCCGGTTCCGGTGATATCCACGTCTCCCTCAACGCTTGCCGCTGCAATGGCAAAGGAAACGTTCGCGATAGTTAAAACTGTGCCGTACAGAGACAGGAGATCAGTCTTCTGTACCGGGATAATGAAATCTTTGTTGACCATTGTTTTTTCCTCCGTGTTATTTCTTGAGTGCCAGCTGCGCCGCCCTCATCATAAAGTAGTCCGAGAGCTTGCCGTCGCCGGCCCCGTAATTCCATAAATCAAGGACGCCCCGGGCTATGATTCCTGTCGTAATATTCGATTCCGCCACGCCCGCGTCACGCAAGAACGCAACGGCCTCGTCAATCCATGCCTGAATCGTGTCGTTCTGATATGCGCCGGTGATCCCGGTCGCTTTCTTGACCGCAGTAAGGATCGCGTTTTCTTGTTCTTGGCTCATGCCCGGAGCCCTCCTTTTCTGATTTTCAATCTGCGGAATCTTCGATCAGGTCAGCGATGGCTGCGATCATGTCCGCGTTCTGTGTGATATCCGCAACGTCGGCAGCAGTCCCCCCGAGTGCCGCATATAAAGCCTTGAGTGCTTCAACGATAGTCATGTTTTACCTCCTTGCTTTAACCCTGCGGCGCGAGCGTCAGCTCGGAAAGGTCGAACGTCTGCGTCTTTGTGATGCCGTCTTTCTCGACGATCACCTTCAGCGGCTTATCGGTCGCTGTGACCGCAATCACGGCGTCCATGTCCTCATCGAGTGCGCCGGGATTCAGGATCCCGACCTTCACGACATCCGCGCTGTTCGGATCGGTGAACTTCAGAGCGAGAAAGTGATGCGCGTCCCAGACTTCAACCAGCGAGCCGGTCGCCACATATTTCAGCGTCCCGGTGATAGCTCCGTCTGCGACCGCGATATCTTCCTGCATGTCAGCGACCGCCGTTCCCCAGTAAGACTCTGCGAGCCCATCCGTCGATGCCGTGACCGGTTTCAGCCCGACATATCCAGCGATCGCCATGATCAGCTCCGCGTTCTCGTCCATCCCAGCCACGTCAGCTTCTGCGCCGCCGAGGGCCTTATAAACTTTTTTGAGTGCATCGACATTCGTCATGTCGTCACCTCCTTAGGCTTTCTTGATGATCTTGTAGAACCCGGTCGGATTGAGCACCTTGCCGTCAACGACTGCGATGACCTTGTCAACCCACTCGTTCGTTTCCTGATCGAAGTAGCGCATCATCGTGAATCCGAAATTCTCGTTGATTACGTACTCTTCCGGCTGCCAGAAGATGCCGACCACGTCGTTCGCATTCGCGGAATCGAAATCCGGAAGAATGTCCGGTTCTACCAGCGAGATCTCACGGCCGAAGAATCTGCCGTTCGGATTCATAGCGTCGCCGTCATTCACTTCAAGACCAGTTGCCTGTCTGAAAACCGGGTTGTTGTTCGCGTCTGCCATCGTCTCAAGATAGCTCTCAACGGTGCTTAGCGGGAAAATAAACTCGCCTGCTCTGTAGCCCAGCGGCAGCTTCGCGAAGAATTTCTTTCTCCATGCGGTCCAGTTGCCAAAATCTGCAGCGGTCATCTCGATGGTGTTGGTCACGCGTGCATCGTTCAGGATGCCCAGCATAGATCCGTCACCAGATCCGGCCACAATACCCTCGTCCATTGCCTGCAGGAATGCGATTGCAATCACCTTCACCAGCTCTGCTTCAAACGCAGAAACTGTCAGAATATTGGACAGGAAAGTCTGGGAAACGCGCAGCTCCAGCTGATGATAGGAGAAAGAAATCTTTCCAAGATCTCCAACTCTCTGACGCGGAGAAACGCTCTTCTCATTGATCCATTTAAAGGTTGCCTGAAGTGCGCCGACCGGGATCTCAACGCCGCCCGGAACGTTCATCTTGCGGACCTTTGCATACAGATTTCCGTAGCGCTTGCGGACCGTGTTGATAACTTCGTTCATGACGGTGATCGGGATAGCTGCGCCGGTGTCAGCGGTGCTGATCGCTTCCTGACGCAGTTCTGCCGGGATCGGAGTGCCTTTCTGCACATAAGCCATAAATGCGGAACGGTATTCCATGCTTGCGGTCGGATCTTCATTTCTTTCAGCTTCGCCGGTTCTGTGGCTTGCTAAGATCTGACCATTTACAAGCTGCGCTCCTGCCGGCGGCATGCTTCTCTGGCCTTCATCTTCTGCCGGATCTGCTTCAGCAGCAGCTGCTTCGTCTGCTTCGATTGCTGCCAGCTCTTCATTTGCCTCATCCAGATCCTCGCGGATCTCTTCGATCTGCACCTGAATGGTACGCACTTCCTCCAAGTCAGTCGATGCCTGAGCGCGTTCGCGCAGATCAGAGATCTTCTGCTGGAGACGTGCGATTCTTTTCTGTAAAAACTTCTTACGCATTTTTAATGTCCTCCGTTAATACTTCGATTTTTGCTTTTAACAGTTCCAATGTGTCCCCGCTCTCCAGCGGCGCGCTCTGCTGCCTCGCACTCTCCAGCGCGGACCGTGCGCTCTCCAGCGCAGCCTTGCTTCGCGTGTATATATCTGTCGCTTCGTAGGCCGGCCATGTCACAGCCGAGACCTCTCCGATGCGTGCAAATCCTAAAATGTGTCGCGTCGGGTAGTCTGTCTCCAGCCCCTCCCAGCGCTCATCTGCGATCTCAAAACGAAAACTCATTCCGGTGATGTCGCCGCGCTCCACGGCACTACCCAGCTCCCGCGAGGTCATGTTGTTCTCCGTGTCCAGCGATGCTTCCATCTCAAGCCCTGTCGGAACGACGCGCAGCTGCAGCGTGCTGTTCGGCGTGTTCCGTCTGGATCTCGCGACCGGGATCATGCGGTCGTTGTGGTTTACCAGCAGCGGAACGTCCGTCATGTCTGCGTTATCCAGCGCACCCGGCTCGATGATCTCCCGAAAGTAGCCGCCGATATCGGTCGGAGAGGAATAAACGATCGGGTTCCCATAAAGCCTGAAACCTCCGTCGTCCCGTCTCTCGCTCCGGATCTCGAACTCATAACTCCGTCTTTCCATTTCGTCTCTTCTGTTAGGCATTTTCGTCCTCCTCTAATTCTCCGAACGGAATCGGATGCCCCAGCTCAATAGAAAAGGGAAAGTCGAATCCGATCGCTCTCGTCGTATATGACCACATTTTCAGCAGCAGCTCGATCCGCGAAAAAACCTCGCCCTTGAACTCCTTCCGGTTCAGCACGCAAAGCAGAATCACCTCATTTCGGCTCTGCGGTTCTTTCTCGTAGCTCGTCCCGTTCAGGATCGCCAGAAGAATCTCCTCCGTGCTGCTTTCCGGTTCTGCCGTGTAGCTCTCGCTGTTCAGAATCGCCTGCAAGATCGTCTCGATGCGGCTCTGCGGTTCCTCCAGCACGTTCTCCGCGCCGAGGATGTTCTGCAGTATCGCTTCGTTCCGGCTCTGTGGCTCCCAAAATTCTTCCAAAGTCATGTCATACATCCTCTTTTTCCTCGTCGATCACTTCCAGATTTCCGCTCTGCATCAAGCCCACCTGATACGCTTCCGCGTTCTTCGCGTCGATCCAGTTCAGACTCATGTAGCGCTGTCCCTCCAATTCCGGGAGCGGCGGCAGCCCCAGCGCGGTCCTCTTCTCGTTCTCATAAAGCGCTCCGGTCGGACTCAGCTCCTTGATCATCTCGATGGTCTGCGATACCGTCATAAAAATCAGATCACGCGGATATAACTCCACCCGGTTCCCGAATGCCTTCTCCCGGCTCGTAAATAACCGCTTCGTAAATGCCTGCGATATCGAGATGATCAGGGGTTCCAGCGCCTTCTGGTAGAACGCCTCATACTGCTCCTTGTTGAAGTCCCCGGTCAGGATCGAAATAGGGACGCCCCAGTTCCGCAGGATCTTCTCGTCAATGAACCGCAGCGTGTCTTCTCCAACGATCTCCGCCCGCTTCTCGAATGGCGTGAAATCACCTTTCAGATCCAGCCCGAGGATTCCGCTGTCAGAGTTCTCCAGCTTCTGCTCGAATTCACGAATCTTCTGCTCCATGCTGCCATCGTCCAGCAGCGTGTTGTATTTCAGAATGCCGTTCACGGCGTAGCTCGCCTTCATTGCTTTCGCGATGCCCTTCAGCAGCTCGTCATTCATCTGCAGCGTCTGCAGCAGGGCTTTATTGTCCGGCTGACCGGCTTCGTCTCCTCCCATGTAGGCGTTGACCGAATAGTTGTATTTGATGTGGATAACGTCCTCATATCTCAGCGTCGTCTGGCTTCCATCCATGAACCAGAACTGAATAAACAGCTTCCCGGACGCATCCTCGATGATGTTTGCTTGTGTCGGCTTTATTGGCAGCAGCTGCTCATAGTAGCGCCGTTCCTGTTTTGTCTTCGGATCTATCCAAACGCGATAGATCGGAACTACAAACGCGTTATAATTCAGCAGCAGCAGCCAGCAAATCTTCTCCAAAAACTCCGACGTCGTCATGATCGGATTCGGATCGTTCAGGACGTCCTGCACCGTGCTCCCCTTGACCGGGACAGCGTCATTGTCGATCTTCCTCACGTGCGTCGGGTTCAGCTTCTTGATCTCGTCCACGATGCACTTTAGCGCCTGCTGCACCGCATCTGAATAATAAATATTTGTTCCCAGCTGCGGATAGAACGGCAGCCACCCGCTCAATGTCGGCGCGGGCCGTGTGTTCTTCGGCTTCCTCTGAAAAAGTTTGTCCAAAAAACTCATTTAGTTTTCCTCCCCGACCAGCTTCCTGAAGTCGGCTCTGTATCTGCTATATATTTCCTCGATCATCGTAAGTGTCGCTGCACCATCTATTCTCATGCT